GGCTCAAGGGTAGTTCTAGGAGCCTGTGTTGTAGCTGGCTCAAGGGTAGTTCTAGGAGCCTGAGTTGTCTCAGGAGCCTGTGTTGTAGCTGGCTCAAGGGTAGTTCTAGGAGCCTGAGTTGTCTCAGGAGCAACCGTTGTCTCAGGAGCCGCCGTTGTCTCAGGAGCCTGTGTTGTAGCTGGCTCAAGGGTAGTTCTAGGAGCCGCCGTTGTCTCAGGAGCCTGTGTTGTAGCTGGCTCAAGGGTAGTTCTAGGAGCCTGAGTTGTCTCAGGAGCAACCGTTGTCTCAGGAGCCGCCGTTGTCTCAGGAGCTGCCGTTGTCGTAGGATATGTATCCCGATCTAATGGATTAAATGCAGGATCGTCTATTGGATCAGGCCATGTAATTGGATCTTCTATTTTAAAGGGAGCCGTTGTCTCAGGAGCAACCGTTGTCTGGGGAGCTTCCGTTGTCTCAGGAGCTTTCGTTGTCTGGGGAGCCTGAGTTGTCTCAGGAGCAACCGTTGTCTCAGGAGCCGCCGTTGTCTCAGGAGCCGCCGTTGTCTCAGGAGCCTGTGTTGTAGCTGGCTCAAGGGTAGTTCTAGGAGCCTGAGTTGTCTCAGGAGCAACCGTTGTCTCAGGAGCCGCCGTTGTCTCAGGAGCCTGTGTAGTAACTGGTGGTGCAGTAGTAGCTGGTAATAAAGTAGTTACAGGCGCTTTTGTTGTTTCAGGAGCCGCTGTTGTCTCAGGAGCTGCTGTTGTAACAGGTTCTTCAGTAATCCGTGGATCAATTGTAGGAGGTACAAAGTTTACTATGGCATCGTAATCTGCCTTAGTAACAGGATTACCATAATCATCATAGTAAAGAATTTCATCTGATCCGGGATTTAACGTTGTTGCAGGCGGTGGGGCATCAGTTATTACAGGAGCCTGAGTAGTAAATATATTTTGCCAATCTTGGATTTCTTCTGTTGTATCAGTGTAATCCCCGGGTTGCGCTACATATTGAGTTGTTGCAGGCGCAAGCGTTGTTGCAGGTGGCGCAGCAGTTGTTGCAGGTGCAAGAGTTGTATTAGGACTAAATCCAGGTATCTGAGATACCAAATCTGAATCTTGAGTAGTTGTCTTTTCTAAATCGCCCTGCCCCATCAAAAATCTTGGGATAGACGCGGCTGTAAATAAACCTGACGCAATTAAAATATCTTTTACTGTAGTGCCAAATTGAGCTTGATTAGCTGCATTGCGTATTACTTGTTGTCCAACTGGAGACTCAACTAATTTAAGCACGGCAGCAGAAGCTGTTTGAGGAGCTACAGCAAGAAGCGCCAAACCAGCTGTAGGTTCAGATACTTCGCCTTTTAAAGTGGCAACCAAACGGTCAACATCGGCATCACCTGTACTTGGGAACAGCGCGGCAAAATCACTAGAACGCACAGGATTGCCATCTGCATCGGTGTAAAGTACAGGATTGTTAACATCATTAACAGGAGCAAACGTTGTTTCAGGTGGGCCGGGGGTAAAGACCGGAGCTTCCGTTGTCTCAGGAGCAGGAGTAGTTGTAAGTGTAGCTATGCCAACAGGAGTTGTAGTTGGGGCTTCCGTTGTTTCAGGTGGGCCGGGCGTGTAGACCGGAGCTTCCGTTGTCTCAGGAGCAGGAGTAGTTGTAAGTGTAGCTATGCCAACAGGAGTTGTAGTTGGGGCTTCCGTTGTCTCAGGTGGCCCGGGGGTAAAGACCGGAGCTTCCGTAGAGGCAGGTGCAACACTTTTAGAAGCATTTGTAACCGCCGTAGACAAGCCATTAAACGCTGTTTGAAGAAACGCGGGATTTCCTGACTCTAAGGCATTCTTCATGCTTATAGCTGCCGCAGCTATTTTAGCGTCGCTACTGCCAGTTAAATTACCAATCGCATTTAAAAACCCAGAAGCATCATTGTTTGATAAAGCGGCGGCGGCTCCAGCTAATGACGCAACGGTTTTAAATTCTCCCGGTACACTCCCCATTAAGTTAGCGCCAGCATTGAATGCGCCTACCCAATTACCTTTGTCAATTGCATTTAAACCAGAAACAATATTTCTAGCAGTGTTAACTGGAACTCCAGCAATGTCTGTCCACCCAAAACCACCAAGAGCATTTAATCCGCTAGTAAGCGCACCTACGGTGTTACCTTCATTTAGTTGATACGCGGCGTTAAACAATTGACCGTATGGGCCTAGTGCAGCAAGCGCAAAGGAACCAACAGGTGAATTTATTACCCCTTTAATAGCGTCACCCATCGTAGTGCCGCCTTGAAACGCTTTGAATTGCGCTTCAGTCATTACACCTGTAATTGGTGTTTCATGGGATTCTAAACCTGTACTAAATGTTGGGGCTTGCACCGCGTAGTACACATTGCCTTTGTCATCAATAAATCTTGTGTATGTTTCTGTAACGGCGGGATTGCGATAAATTACACCCTCATCATCTCTTAAAAATACAGGTGTTCCATCAGTTGTAGTAGCGCGTGTTTCTATATCCCCGTCTGTGCCATAAGTCTCAGGAATTAAAGTGGGATAAGCTGTAGTTACAGGGGCGGCTGTAGTTGTAGGCGCTGGAGTAGTTGTAAGTGTAGCTATGCCAACAGGAGTTGTAGTTGGAGCTAATGTTATTACTGGAGCTTCCGTAGGGGCAGGAGTAGTTGTAAGTGTAGCTATGCCCGCAGAAGTTGTAGCTGGAGCTTCCGTTGTTACTGGAGCAGCCGTTGTTGTGGGTGCTGAAGTAGTTGTTGCGGCTTGACGTTCCCATTCCGCTTGTTGAATTGCGGCTTGACGTTCCCATTCCGCTTGTTGAATTGCGGCTTGTTCTTTCCAATAATTTTCAGCAACAGTATCAACTGTTGTTACTGGAGCAGCTGTAACCACTGGAGCAGCTGTTGTTACTGGAGCTTGTGTTGGTGGCGGTGCGCCAGATGGTGAGTAACGCCCTTCATTTTGCCCATAATTATTCCAATGAAAATTTGCAAAATCATCCGCACTCATACCCCAATTGTTATCGGCAAAAGCAGCAGCTACATCAGGGTTGGCTTGGAAGTACGCATTAGTTGAAGCAACAGGTATAGACGCTATTCCCGCTGGAGCAGACGTTGTTACTGGAGCGGCTGTAGGTGGTGATGTGTAAACAGGTTCGTATACAGTTCCAGACTCTGTCTCATACGACGTATAAGCTGGGGGTGTATATACAGTTGGCGCGGCTGTAACCACTGGCGCAGGGGTAGCTACAGCGTCATAACGTGATTGAACGCTTGATAAATCAGTACCAGTAGCCCTAGCAATATCTTCTGGGCTCAGACTAAACTGATTCATGGTCGCGGCAATAGTGGCATCATCCGCGCCGGGATTAGTCAAAAACCAATTAAAAATGTCTTGATCGGAAATAGCCATGTTTAAACCTTAAGGCAACGCCGAAACAAACGACATTGTGGCTACGACAGACTGGGTGGACGGTTTGGTGGGTGTGCCCGAAGCGGCAAGGTGTTGAATACTTACAGCAGTATCAGGCACAGACCAGTAAATCTCAATGTAGTCATTTGCCGCCATACTTAAAAAATAGTTCCAGCCAACAATTGTGTGTCCATCTGTACCCGCGTGTCTATTGGGAATACTTACAAATCCCGTTGATCCCGGTATGTTTACCCCGGTTTGTTTCAACCAAATGTAAACATCTTTAAAAGCAGTGTCTGTGTTTTGGAACTGCGCACTAAACTGTAGGTTGTATATGCCAGCAGTGGCTACAGTAATTTTTGAAGTTGCAATACTTACACCGTTAGCAAAATCTGTGGTGTTCAGCGTCATCAACGTAGCTGTATTAGCTGTTGTAGTTTGGTCTTGATCACTAGAAAATGCACCATAAGGTACACGTAGGCCAGACGTATCTGCTGCTGTTTTTAACTGCCTGACGATGTTGTCAATCTGGTTAAAGTACAAACGCAAAACGTTATTCTGCTGCTCATGGTATTGAGAATCGTAGGTATACGGCGCTAACGGTAAGTTAGGCGCAGTAAATTCTGTTAGCACAGTGTCTGACGTAACAACGTAGGTCATCTTCTGCCGTCCGGTTTAATGTCAATACGAGTCGTACCCAGCTGCCAAGCACTGCCTAGATCTGCTGAAGATGCTTTAAGAATCATCTGACGGCCACGCACCCGTGTATTAACTTGGCCAGTAAAACCCTCAGTAATAAGGTACGACGCGCCTGTTAATTGAGTTACACCCGCCGTAACCGCAGTCCCAGTACCAGAGCCTGAGTTCTGCATTGGGTAAAGAGTTAATGTTAATTGTGCAGGAGATGCCCCGTTAGATCCCGAGAAACTCAAGTCCGGCAACATACGCCAGATAAAACCAAACTTATCGCCATCATCAATGTCAAACTCAGATGAGGATATGTAAGCTTCAATTGCAGTTGGAGTGCCGCTTTCGTTATTGTCGTTACCATTTTCATGGTCAACAAGATTGCCAGACGTAGTTGCAGTTGTATATGTGGCCCCAATTGGGTAATCACGCAAACCTGAATCTAACCATGCTGTCCTAGACAGAGTACCGTAATACCACACACCCCTGCCGTCATTTTCGGCGTAGTTGTAAATGACATACCTGTCAATTACCGTGCTGTTGGCGGAGCAATAGAACCACCATACTTCATTAAAGCCTTCGTTAGTTCCAGCAAAAACCTGCGCTGCTTGGGATAAGTTAATGTCTTGGTAAATGAATTTACGCAAATCGCAGTTTAAGGTTTGAAGACGACCGTCATATACATAGAACTTGTCAATACCCATCCAGTACACACGACCTGAAGCCAGTACTGCGGCGTTTTGTCCCATGATGGAGATGTTGTCTCCTAAGAGTTGTGTCTGCCAAATTACGGGTGGGCCAAGGTATTGGAATGAATACAATGATGAATCAGTAAAGACTACAAGTTCTTGACGTGTTTGCACAGCCGCCACAATTGCGGAACCATGTGATAATTGAATACTACCTGCCTGATTTGTAGAAGCTGGATACCACACTAGTGGATTCTCTTGGTCTGACCAACGCACAAGCATAGGGTTTTGCACGGAAGAGCCATAGTCGTTGCAACCAAACGCAAACGTAAAACGACTAGCATCAGACACAAAGATAAAGTTCTGCACAGTAGGACAATCACCCAGCACAGAGATTGACTGCACACCAGACTGAGAACCCGTGGTATTAATTGCAGAACCGCCTGATGTTGCTGATAAATTAGCGGTTAAACCAGATACGTTAAGTAAATAGTATGTAGTGCTGATAGCTAACCCTGTTGGTAATGCACCAGTTGTTGCTAATTGAATGGCTGAACCCGCAGGTAATGCGCTGGTCAAAGTAATAACGCAAGGGGAAGCAATAGTTAAAGTTACAGTACCGCCAATACTGGACAACAACACACCGCGAGTTGTTACACCGCCAGTGGCATCCCAGTAATAGATTTGCCCAAGATATGGCGCAAACAC